GCAGGAGAGCCGCCCATCATCGGCAGCAACCGCGACGAACGACCTGACACTGAAGCGCAACAGCAACGCGATCGGCTGGGGAGCCGTGACGGGCGCAACACGGTACCGCGTGTACAAGGCCGACAATACGCAGGAATATGGCTATATCGGGTCAACCGCCACGGCCGGATTCGTGGATGACAACATCGGCCCGAACTATGCTGACGGCCCGCCAGTAGGGTACAACCCGTTCGACAGTACGGACAATTATCCGTCAACCGTGACGTTCTTTGAGCAGCGTCTTTTGTGGGGGCGGACGAACAATCATCCGAATGCGATCTGGGGCTCGCGCTCCGGCAGCTTCGAGATCATGGATATCTCCCGGCCCCTCAAAGCCTCGGACTCATTTTCGTTCTCGCTGGTGGCTGGCCGGGTCAACGCGGTGAATCAGCTCGTCTCAATGAAAGAGCTTCTCGCCCTGACCTCCGACGCGATCTTCAAGATCGAGGGCGGGCAGAACGGTTATGTCAGCGCGACCGATTTCGTCAGCCGCCGGCAGAACGGGCGGGGATCGTCTCGCCTGTCACCATTGGTGATCGATAGCGTGTGCTTCTACCAGACCGGCATCGGCAACGGCGTCCGCACGCTCGGCTATGAGTTCTCGACCGATTCGGTCAATTCGAATGACGTGACGATCTTCTCGCCCCACCTGTTCCGGGGCTTCAATGTCGTGTCCTGGGCCTATGCGCAGGAGCCTCGGTCGATCATCTGGGCGGTGCGATCCGATGGCAGGCTGCTGTGCTTCACATGGGAGCAGGAGCAACAGGTTTGGGGCTGGACCCTATGTGAGACAGACGGGCTCGTTGAGAGCGTGTGCGTCATCTCTGAGGGCGGGGAGGATCGCCTTTACCTCACGGTTCGCCGCGGCGAAAAGCTGCTGATCGAGCGCATGGCAGCGGCGCGCTGGGATACCGTCGAGAATAGCTGCTTTCTCGATAGCGCTGTGACCTATGCATTCGAGACGCCGCAGGCTGTGTTGCGCAACCTCGATCACCTTGAGGGGAAGACGGTGCAGGCATTGGCTGACGGTGCCGTTGTCACGACTGGCCCTGACGGGTTGCCGCTCGTCGTCACAGACGGCGTTGTCGAGCTCGAATATGCGGCAACGACTGTCACGGCCGGCCTGCCCTTCACCGCGACGATCGAGACCCTCCCGCTTGCGTATCAGGCGCCGGGCGGGGGCTGGACGATCGGCAAGGTGCAGACGCAATCCGGTATTGCCCTGCGCCTCATCGACACGCGCGGCATCAAGGTTGGGCCGAACGATGCCCGGCTGCATCTGCTCAAGTCTCGGATCAATGAGCCAGCCGGTTCGCCGCCTTCGCTCATGACCGGCATTTACACGGCACTCCTCGATTGCGCGATCAACGATGGGGCTCGAGTTGTGGTGCAGTCCAGTGATCCGCTCCCGATGACTGTCTCTGCGGTGTATCTCGATCCTTCAGTTTCGCAGTAATGGCCGTCGATCTCGTCGCCGCGTCTCCGGCGCATGTTGGGCGCATAGCGACCCGCATGAGAGAGGCTGACGTGATCGAATGCAGGGCGATGGGCCTGACACCGAAAGAAGCGCTGAGAGCGGGCCTGCGGGCATCCTCGCTGTGCTATACCGCGCGCGTGGACGGAAGGCCCGAGGCGATGTTCGGGCTGGTCGTGACCAACGCGCTGTGCGGAGAGGGTGCGCCGTGGATGCTCGGCACGGACGCGATATACGAGCACCCGCGCGAGATGATCCGGCGCGCTCGGCCCATCCTCGCCGCCTTCGTCGATTCAACAAAATATCAATCGAACGTAGTGGCAAAGGACAACACCCGCGCCATCCGCTTTATTCGCTGGCTCGGCTTCAACGTTCGAGAGGGGGTGATCGTGTTCGCCGGCACCGAGTTTCTCGCATTTGACATGGACCGTTCCTGATGTGCCCGCCCGTCATCGCGGCTGCTGCTGCGGCAGTATCGGTTGTCAGTTCCGTAACTGCCGGCATCGGCCAGGCGCAGCAGTATCGCTACCAAGCCAACATCGCTCAGCAGAACGCGCATATTGCCGAAGGGCAGGCGCATGATGCGATCCTCAACACCAACCTCGAAGCTCAGCGCCGCGCGCGCGAGACGGCGCAGACTTCCGGTGCACAGCAAGCAGCGATGGCCGCGAACGGCGTTGACCTGAATTTCGGGTCGGCCGTCGATGTGCAGAAAGACACTGCCATGATCGGCGCCGAGGATATGGCACAGATCTACAAGGGCGGGAATGAACTGGCCAAGAGCCATGAGATCAACGCGTTCAACTATCGTTCGCAGGCTGCGGCCGATCGCGCGAAGGCCAAGGGCGCAATGTTCCAGGGTATCATGGGCGGCATCTCGTCGGCGCTCGGTGGCGCGTCTCAGATTTCCGGCATGGGCGGCTTCGGCAAGGGTGGTGGGGGCGGTGTTCGTAGCACGATGGGCGCCGCATCTTCTGCGGGCGGGTTTTAGTGCCCGTCGTTCCTGTCGCACAGAACCGCGTCGGCATTGCCAGTGTCAGCGACGCGAAGCTGCAACCGGCCGACCTTTCGGGGACGGGGTTGCAGGGTATCGGTGCTGCCTTTGGCCAGGTGGCGAGCGCGGGCGCTCAGTTCGCCGAGCAAGCCTATAAGCGCCAGCAGGACGAACAGATAGCAGCGGCTGGCAAGGCCACTGCCGATCTGCGTTTACAGGCCACGCAGGCGGTGATCGATCTGCGCAACAATGCAGGGCCAGGCGGCGAGGGGCATGCCAAGTCAGCAGACGAATGGTTCGCTGAAAACTCGGCGCCGATCCTCGACAACATCACTGACAAGAAGGTCCGCCGCGAAGTCGAGGGCCAGCTTGCGAGCATGCACACTTCCTTCGTCAGCGGCGAAATGGAGTGGGAGGACGGCCAGCGCCGCCAGAAACTTGCGACCGACGAAAATCAGGCGACCTCAACCGGCGCATCCCGGATCGCCATCGCGCCTGATCTGAAGTCGGCGCAGGGCGTGTATCAGGAGGAGCGCGACGCAGCACACGCTCGCATCGACAAGTACAATATTGATGACGATGCCAAGGCGAAGATGCGTACTGGCGTTGACCAACACTTGACGCAAGCGGCGCTGGATGTCGGAATCCGCACCGACTGGAAGGCGACCAAGGAGCTCCTCGACAAGGGCGCTTTCAACGCGCTGCCTGAGGAGCGGATCAAGCAGGGATATCAGGAAGCCGAGACAGAGCAGCGCCGGGCCGATGCAGCCCTTAAGGCGCAACAGGCGCTCGCGAACAAGGCCGCGAACGAATATATCGCCACCGTCAAGGCTCGTCAGTCAGCAGGCATTGTGGTGCCGCCGGCAGATATCGATCAGGCCGCCAAGCTTGCCGGCGAAACGGGCAATACCAGTACGCAGGTAGAGCTTGCGGCGATGCGGATCACGAATGGCGTCAACCGTGAATCACAGGCGTGGACGCCGTCGCAGTATGACGCCGAGATTTCCCGTCTGCGTGCCAAGGGTGAGAAGGCGACGCCTGACGAGCAAGTGCGCCTGAAAGCGATCGAGGACATTGCGCCGAGCCGTAAATCCGAGTTCGCGAACAACGCCGGCAACTGGGCGGCGCTCAGCGGCCACCCGGCCCCGCCTATCAATTGGTCGGACCCATCCACCATAGCCGCGCGTCAAAGCTGGCAGACCACGGTAAGCCAGGCGGCCGGCCAGCCGGTGGCGTTCCTCCAGCCTGCCGAGGTGTCGCAGCTTCACGCGGTTTATGCATCTTCGCCGGCCGGACGCCTCCAGGCCATCAACACGATCGGCGCCATTGGGGGACATACAGCGGAAGCCGCCATGCGGCAGGTAGCGCCGGATGATGCTCTTGCCGCGCGCGTGGTGCTGCTGAACCAGCCGGCCCGCCAGTCCACGCTTGCCGGCATGGAAGTGCGCAAGGCAGATAAGACGATCATCGACGGTACTGCGCCGGGTACGCCGGGCGCGGATGCGCTGGAGAAGTACAAAAGGGACGTTGAGCCTGCGCTTGCTCTACTGCGGCCCGAAGACGCCAGCGCGACCTTCGAAATCGCGCGTAACATGTACGCGAACTGGGCGCACCAGAACGGCGTCCACGATTTCAACGAAGCTGCATTCGGCACCTTCCTGCATACCGCGCTCGGGGCCAAGAAGGATGCGAACGGCGTATTCCATGGCGGTGTCGGCTATTGGAACGACGCGCCTGTCTGGCTGCCATCGCGCCAGAGCCAGCAGCAATTCGAGACCGTCATGTCGCGGATCTTGTGGAAGCCCGACGACCCGCGCGCGCCGGTGTTCGCCAATGGGCAGCCCATGACCCCGGCCGATATCCGCAAGCTGACCCCGGTCCAGCGGCCGGATGGGCGCTATGAGTTCCACGGCCCGAACGGCGTTGCGGCGACTAACCGGAACCATGGCTTCTGGACGATCGACCTCGACAAGTTCGGTAAGGGCATGGGCATCGCGCCATGACCGATCGGCGGGGCAGTGTCTTTGTCGATCAGGTGCCGGACAATCGCGCGCCGCCTGCGCCTGTTCCTGCTCCGGTATCGGCGAGCGAGATCATAGGCGCTCATTGGACTCTCAGCCGGCAGGACTTTGTAGGCGCCCCGCAGACTGCCGAAAACGGCGGCTACATGGACATGATAAACGCGCTGCTGGCAGCGAAGGTCAGCCCGGACCTTCATTATATCGGATCAACCGATCCGACCAAGCGAGATGCTTTCAACTACGACAAGATTTGGGCCGATGTAGCGAACGCGCGGGCAAAGGACAAAAACTTCTTGAAGGATGTCCCGGCAACCA